TATGGACTATTTTTTTAGCTAATATTTGGCTTTTGATTTTCCAGCTTGCTTTATAAAATGCCTCTGATCGATAAGCTTTCCGGACGATATTAAATATAGTGACAGGGATTTCTGCCGAGCCGTAGACTTGGCTTGCTTTATAAGAGTATTTAGCCAGTTTTCCGGTGGCCAGCAAGCTTGTCCCATAAAGCCCGGCCCCTATAGGTGACGGCGCATATTCTTTTGCTTTTTGAGCATGCTTTTTAAACCGGTCCGACTTCAGTTTAATTTTTATTGATTTAATTCCGATTGACTTTATTGGCATAGTATGCTTATAATAACATATTATGGACTTGTTTACTAAAGACAGAAGATCGAAAAAGCGAAAATTTTACAGCTCCACACAGTGGAAAAAGCTGTCATTATGGCAGAGAAAGCATAACCCGCTGTGTGTCCGGTGTTTAGATCGCGGGGTGCACCGGGTGGCCACAGTCGCAGATCACGATAACCCTCTATGGGAAGGCAAAAAAGGCTTGACAAAAAAATTAAATAGTTTATGCTTAGAGTGTCACCGTGAGAAAACTATAGTTGAGGATATTCCAAAGCTGAAGGTGGCAGAGCAAACAGAGTTTAAATTTTTTTAGGTGATTTATGGGACATAAAGAAGCTTATGCAATGTTAAGAGAGCAATATAATGATAAGTATTGGAAACAGCACAGTCCAAGGCGTGCTAAGCTTAGCAAAAAAGAAGATATTGCTTTTGCGCGTGAGCAAAAAAGAATATTGTTTGAAAAAGAGAGAGCTTTTGAGAGAGAATTTATAAGAGGATAAATAAAGGCAAGCCGATATTCTGCCTTTTAAAACCGTGACGGCATAACTAAAAACCTATTGGCCACCGGGCCAAGGGGGGGTTATGCCTATTTCATTATTCAAATTCAAAGATTATTGTGGACTTAAAGTTCAGGCACAAGCCGGCCAGCCAAGCCGGGGCATTGTGACTGTTCGCCGCGCCGATATTTTATCACAAAATATTATTCCTATTCCAGTAAACACTGTTTTTAGTGTTTCCACCGGCCAGAGTTTTAAGAGCCGGGAGTTGGCAGAATTAAATGAGTCACAAGCGTTTATCCCTTTATTATTGGAGTCTGTGAATACCGGTCTTGAGCAAAATATTCCGGCGACTTCCGATTGGAATACACCGGTTGCGGGTATATCTTTAGTTAATGCTCAAGCCTTTTCCGGCGGGCAAGATCCGGTTTTAGAATCAAACAAAAGTTATATTTTAGGCCGTCTTAATATCCCGTCTGATTCTGTTTTGAATCTTATTTTATCTCAAGCTCAAAAAGTTTGTCTTGGCATAGCCGGGCTTTCCAGTGCACCGGACACCCCGACTTTTGAGTCCGCTGTTTACTTTTTAGGGCGGTATTATCTTGAGACCCGGACTAAACAGCAAAGGCAAGACGGGCAAAGCGTTGCCGGTGAAATATGGGAAGAAAAGCAAGTCAATCAGGGAATTGAGGACACTAAGATTCACGATGCGGTTATGCGGATATTGACAGGCATGTTGACCGCCGACCGTGATGTCACTGCTTTTATGCCGGAGGTGGATAATGAATCCGGTTAAGTGGATAGAAAACAATCTTGTTTTTCCGCCGATTATTTCCAGTGAGATTATTGCCGGCCACAAAGTGGGTGAGCATATTATCCCTTTTCAGAGAAAGGTTTTAAAAGAGGCTTTAGAGAATAGGAAGGATATTTTTATCGGTTATTCCAGACAGATAAGCAAGTCGTCATTGTTTGCGTGGACTGTGCTTTATTTAATGGAGAATCATGCTTTACAGGGGGTGACTATAGGGCCGACTTATGGTCAAGGCGATGTTGTGTTTAAGGCTATAAAGAAACAAATTCAGTTTTCCGATTCTTTAAACAGTCATTATAAGTTAAGGGCTGATTATATTGAGCATAAAAAGTCTGGTTCAATGGTTAAGAAAATATACAATTCACCGAGTGCGAATCTTGGCAATATGGCCATTGCTTTTGTGGTTATTGATGAGTTATGCGCTTATTCACCTTTAGCTAAAGAGAATCTTTTGACGATTTTAGGCGGGCTTGGCATGGGAGGGAAAAAGCCTTTACTTCTTTATGCGACTAATCCGCCGACCGATCCGGCTCATTGGAGTTTGGACTATATAAAGACTTTAATAGCCGATGACAATACTGTTTGTTTTGATTTTTCAGCGGGAGTGAAAGCCGATATTTATAACAAAAGGACATGGGCAAAAGCGAATCCGTTTATTGCTCATTATTTAAAGACAAAAGATCCGGTTTACAAGTGGACTTATGATTTTTATAAGTCCAAGGCTTTGCTTGCTAAGGAAAGTAAAGAGGCGGAGCTGGATTTTCGCAGGCAATTGCTTGGCCAGCGGGTGGCCACGACTGCTTTTAAGTTTGCGGATATTGAGCGAATACAGTTTGCCGATGATTCTGTTTATAAAGACAAGTCTTTGCGGTGGAGTCTTGGCATAGATCCGGCGTGGAAATTTAACTTTTTTTCAGCGTCCCTTGTGGGTTTTAGTGAGAACACAGAATCACTTTTCATAAAACATTTTCTTTTTTTAGCGAACACAGATGATCGCCGTCCCTCTCAAAAGATTCAGTTTGAGAAGTGGGACAGCCAAGGTTTTATTAAGTTATTTAATGAGGCCACAGTTCCGCGTGAGCCTGTGATAAATACCATAAAGGCTTTTATTGCTGATAAGGGATTAAAGATTGAGAAAGTTATAGCAGATCCGGGGCAAGCTAAGCAGTGGGACTTTGATAAGGCTTTTTCACAGTTGGAATATATTTATAACAGTCCACGGCACATGACGGGAGCTATCCGCTATCTTGAGAAGATTATCCACGACAAAAAGTGTTTTTTTATTGGCCAGAATCCTTGTGCTTTAGTGCACTTTGATTCGGCTATTGTGTCGGTGAAGTCGCAAGATTATTGCTCAATAGACAAGTCCAGTGAGTGGGCCAGTGTGGACAGTGTGGTATCCAGCACATTAGCGACTAAACACTTATCAGAGATAAAAAAGAAAAATTATGAGGCGTTTTATTGTTAACTTTAAACCTGAAAGGGGGTGAAAAGCATGAGAATTAAGAAACAAAAACAGCCAAGTCTTCCGGATTTAAAAGCGGAGCTTAACCGGATTGCGGAGGCTTTAGACAAACTTGTTTACTTAGGTGAATTTCAGCTGAAGTCGGCTGGAGCTAATATTAAATACCCACAAAAGGAGGGATAAAATGGAAATAAGAAGTTTATATTTAAAGAAAGAATCTTTAAGGAAAAAGCTTGAAGGTTTATGGGCTTTGCGTGATTCGCGCGATTGGTCGGAGTCGGAGCGTGCGGATTATGATAAGCACAAGGTGGAGGCAGACAAGGTGAATTCCGATTTAAAGTTAAGGGCGGAGTTCATAGAGAGTTTTAAGCTGGAGCGGTCTAAAGAGGATTTAGACTTTGCGAAGTCGGAGCGGGAGGCCAGTCTTTTCAATATCATTCGCGCCAAAATTTTTGAGCAAACAAGGGACAGCTCTTATAAAGATGATTATGGCCGGGTGAATGAAGTCTTGGCCGAGCATAGAAACAAAACCCGTGTGAGTCATGTTAAGGACGGCTTTACACCTATACCGGAGTCGGCTTTTAAGGTGGAAAAGAAAAGGACTGATATAACTTCCGCTGTGAATTCTGGAGCGGATTTAATATCACAGACCGTCAGGCCGGACATGTACGTCGAGGGTTTATATGAAGACACATGGATGACAAGGGCCAGTGTGCCGGTGCTTTCCGGGCTGGAGGGTGATTTAAAGATTCCGAGGGTAGACACAAAGCCCGGCTTTAGCTGGATTGCGGAAAATGCGAATTTTCCAGAGCAAGACATGACTTTTGACGATGTCACTTTACAGCCAAAGTATGCCGGGGCCATACAGGTTTTCAGTCTTGGAATCTTTTTGAGGGCAGCCGGGAGTTCTGTCGTCCGCTTTATACAGCAAGAGCTTATGCGTGCTTTCCGCTCTGGACTGGATAAGAGTTTTATCCAAGATGACGGCACGAGCAATAAGCCTAAAGGGCTTTACAGCATAGTTCAGTCCACAAATGAAGTGACGGCAGATACAAATGCGGATGCGAACACCGGTGGCGACTTAGATTATGCGAAGTGCTTAGAGACGGAGGCTAAGATAACCAGCACGAATCAGACCCGGCCCTTGACATGGCTGGTTAATGATAAAGTCCGGCTCAAGGGTTTACAGAAGCTTAAGTTCACTGTTTCCGGCTCAAGCCAGCTGTTTATGCCGGGTTCAAACATGTTGGCAGACAGGCCGGCTATTGTGACAAATAGTATTCAAGACAACATAAAGAAGGGCACGGGTGACACTTCAAAGATCGTGTTGTTTCAGCCACAGTCGCTTGTGCTTGGCCGGTGGCTTGGAGGGATACAGTTGCAAGTTAATACACAAGGCGCAGAGTATTGGAAAGCCGGGAAGACGGCGGTCCGGGTGATAGATGTTTGCAATCTTGTTTCACGGAGGGACAGCGACTTTGCTGTTTTAAAAGAAGTAAATGCTTAAGCGTCATTTTAAATTTCACAAGCGGGAGGGTGGTCCGGGTCTTCAGGGCTATGCCTTCCGTTTTAGTGAAGTTGTGGATTATATGGGCCAGCTTGAGCGGTTTTCACCGGCTCTAAAGGTGGATTTAAATACCAGTGGGACTTTTCTTTTCCGGGACCACAATCCGGAGCGTGTCTTGGCCAGAGTTCCGGACACTTTGCGTTTTGAGACAGATAAAGAGGGCCTTTTGTTTGAGGCGGACTTTATAGACACAGAGCTTTGGAGGGAAACACGGGAGCTTGTGGGCCGGGGTGTTCTTAATGGCGCAAGTGTGGGCTTTTCCAGCATAAAAGAGAGGGTGGATAAGGACACTTTAGTTTATGAGAGAATCAAGCTTTATGAAGTGAGTCTTGTCACTTGGCCGGCTTATGAATCAAGCGAAGTAAAGGCCCGTGCGAAGGGCAAAAGACCGTGGCCACCGGAGGTTATACTATGTTAAGAATTCAATGGCCTTTTAAGTGGAAAAAGAGGGAGGCAAGTGCACTTGGCAGTCCGTCCGAGTGGATTCCTTTTAGCAATAACTTCCCGCCGACACAAGCGACCCGGTTGGCCACGGTTGGCCGGTGTTTACGGCTTTATAGTGACTTTTTATTGCAAACACCTTTAGAGCCAGCGGACCATTATTTGAGCCAGTTATTAGCCAAGCCTAATCGGTGGCAGAGTAAGAAGAATTTTTATGAGAGCATGGCTTTTGAGTTATTGCTCAATGGCAATTTTATGGCCAAGGTGGACTATGATTCCGCGGGCCGGGTTATAGCTTTACTGCCATTCCGGGCCGGCCAGATATATTGTCACCCGGTCAATGGTGAGTATTCCGATCCGGTGGCCCTTCAGAAGGGGGGTTATTATTATAAGGACTTTAAGGGCCGGGTTTTTATGCCGGATGATATATTTCACTTAAGGGATTCAATGTTTAATACTTCAGATCAGCTTAATGGTCTAAGTCGTGTATATCTTTATGAGATTTTATTTCAAAGTGGCTATAGTGTTCAGGCGGTCCAGCAAAGTTTATCGGCCAGTGGCTTGCGTCCGTCATGGATGTTGTCGGGCTTGCCAGAGGATAATCCGGAGTCCACAAAGAAGGTGAGGGCGACTATAAAGCAGTTTTTTAAGAGTGGGCAGAGTGCGCAACCGGGAGCGGTTTTGAGTTTGCCAGAAGGTTTTGAGCTTAAGCAGTTAATGCTCAATAATCCGGAAAATGCTTTGGAATTCTTGGCCAGCAAGTCGGATTTAGATATTGCAAGAATTTTCTCTGTGCCGATCGAGCTGATTGGCCGGGCGGATGCGGAGGGTGAGGGGGGTGCACAGCATATTAAAGAGAGCCACCGCTTTTTTATCAAAAATAGCTTAACCAGCTTTTTCAAAAATATATCAGACAGCTTTGAGATGTTGGCTATGGACGGGACGGCTTTTGAGTTCAAGATTGACCGTTTTAGGGCCAGTGACTTGCGTGAGCAAAGCCAGTATATCAGCCAGCTTGTCACTTCCGAGGTTTTGAGTCCGGCGCAGGCCCGCGATTTATTATAAAGAATCTATGCTTTAGTCTTGTTTTTTTAGTCTTTTTTTAGGGTTCACCGCGTCATAAAACACCCATAAATAGACTCTCTTTTCTTTTTTTTTTATAGTGAATTTTATGTTCCTATTGGCCGGCTTTCAAAAAAAAAAAGACGGGAGGACCAGCATGCGGTCGCCCGCAAGTTTATTTGAAAGGATTCCAGTAATGTTTTTTATCTTAAGTGTTCCTAAGCATTGTAAACAGAAAAAGGCCCTGTTTCCAGAGCCTAAGTCTGTTTGGGATTGTTTAGGTGAATTAACCTATAAAGATAAAAAGACACACACAAACAAAACCCTCTCCATAAGGTTTGTTTTAGATTGCTTGTGTCTTTTTGTCAATAGCAAAAGGGCACAAAATGAAAAAGTTTTTTCTTAAGATTTCCAAGCCCAGATTCAGTCAATTTTCCGCCGGCCACCGTGGCCACCGGCCCCGTGCCATGCAGGTTTATCTTGCTATGCTTAGTTGGCTTAATAAGCATAATAGTTTAAGTCTTGGCGTGGAATACTATTATGGTCGGTCCAGAGGCCAGCTTTGTTATTATAAGCCTCTCAAGCGGTTTATAAATAACTGGACGGGACTTGAGCATAAGCAAATTTTGCGTTATTTGCGGGAGTTTGAGGATAAGGGCTTGATTTACAGGGATGATAAGCAGATAAGTTTGGACGGCAAGGTTCGCCCGCAATATTTCCTAAAAAAGCATGCTGATTTAAGGGCAAAGCCGGGTGAGAATTATTTAGTGCTTAACATGCGGGAGTGTGGCCAGCGGGGTTTTGATATTTATGGTCATATTGAGAAGGCCATGCGTGACGATTCGCATCCGGGGCATCCGGATCAGCTCAAATTCAATATATCCAGACAGACCCGGAGTTATAGAAAGCAGTCAAAAACCTATAAACCAAAGCCAGAAAGGAGGCCCGGAAAATGCAAAAACAAAAGCTATGCCCGTATTGCCATGAGCGACCGCTTAGTCAATATCAAGGGAAGGAAAGGAAGACTTGTGGACAGAAAGTTTGCCAGTGGAGGCGACAGGAAGATCGAAAGCGTGCTGAAGATGATAAAATCCAGAGGATGCCCCCAGAATACTTTTTGCGGAAGGAAAGAGATATTTCAATCAATAAGCCTATTATATCCGAGTTTGAATATCAAAAATATAGACAGCGGACCGATCGGGAAAAGTGGAAAGATCACCGTAAAGAGTGCAAAAAGACCGGTCAAGTCCCGTTTAGTTTTAAGCAGTTTAGAAAACACGAGTCAGCTAACTGGTCTTAGTGCCTTATGCAAAAATATGACCCCTATAGATAATCATAACCCTATTCCATTCTATCGAATGGAATATAAAACTACACAGAGTGCAAAAAAATCCACAAAAATTTATCACAAAAAGCTATGTTTAACACACAATAAACAGCGACTATGGGTTCACTGGTGGAAAACAAAACGAGCTGATTCCGAGTATATCAAAAACCGGGCTGGACTTGCTTATTCCGACCGGGCTTTATGGCATTGTGGCCGGCTTTACAGGCAGACGGCTGTCCCTTATGTTTATGAGTTTGTGGCCCGTCCGGGGCGTGCTTATGACAAGCCTATTGCTGATTATGGTCCGTCTATTCCTTCCGCCGTCCAGACAAGACAGCGCATGGCGGACAGTTTAGGCTTGTCTTTACACGAATATTTAAGTAAATTGAGGGCTTAAAAGGGGGTTTATATGAAGTTTTTGTTATTATTTATGCTTAGTTTTTCAGCTTATGGAGCTTTAGACGGCCCGGCCGCGCCTGACAAGTCGACTATAGATAATGACAATAGGCGGGTTGTGGAGTTTGGCAGGATATTGGCTTATATGGAGAATCAGGCTATTTATGATATAGTGGAGCATTTTGCTTATTTACAGAATAGGGATAAGAGCGGTCTCAAGCTCACAAAGAAGCAGAGGGCTGATTTACTTAAGTATATTGACCGGTATTATAGGATTGCGCAGGCTCACAATTTAAAGAAGCCTTTAAATGTTTCCGTCACTTGCCCGCCACCGTCACAATAGGAGTTATGTAATAATATCCTGAAAATATCCCTTTTATATCATAGAATCCCGCTTTTATCCCGGATCCGTCCCGGTTTTATCCTGTTTTATTTTCCGCCGTCCAGCGAAAAAGTGCGGAAAATCGCCGATTTTCCTTATTTTTCTGCTTTCCGGCGAAAAATCCTGTCCTTTAGGCTAAAGTTTTCTTAAGTCTGCCCGATAAGATATTAAAGGGGTATAATAGGGCCATAATAAACTTATTCAAAAAGGGGGTGTTCTATGGGAGTTTTCAAAGTCTTTGATTTACCTAAAAAAGAGCCGGGAGCTGTGCTTAACACCGCCGACCGTGCTTATCTTATCAAACTTATTGTAGTCATGGGCCTTGTCACGGCCTCTTTAAGCTTTGTGGGACAGCAATACTTACT